AATACCAAGCTCTGCAGCAATTTCAAGGTCAGATGATCCCCTGTACAGCAGCTTCCTGCCCTTGACCCAGTTCTCTCTCATTTTGTGACTAAGTCTTATTGAATATGTTTTATCCCTAACCCAGTGCAATAGCTCGCCTCGTATCGTAGGTATAGCTAAGCTTGAAAACTTCATGCTTTTACCTGTTATTGGATGTGGCCTTTCGGGGTCGTACCTGTATGCAGCCTTGCACAATCCTTCAAAAGCAACTGATTCCAGGGTTTGATAGTCAATACCAGTCGACCTTTGTATCCTCCATGCTTCACGACGTGCAAGATTTAAATTTTCAGATGCAAGTCTTTGCTGCTCTGGAGACATCGTAAATTTTTTAGTTTTACGTGCCACCAATATGTTGCAACTTTTTTAAGTCTACCAGGTATTAATTTTCCCATTCGGTAGTGGTCTGTTGCCACGACCCCAAGTAACTTCTGTCATTTGTGGCGCTGTTCTTTGACTGCAATAGTTAATAGCCATAGTCAAACTATCGACCATGTCATCATTTTTAGAAGCGGGAAACAATGCAAACTCATTTAAAAATGCATCTAGCCAACTAGCACTCGCGGGCAAGAAAACATTACCAGCTTCAACTAATGGCACAATACCTGATGCTCTCGCTGTTTTACTCTTCTCAGGCCTAAAGCCAATCAACCCAGGAACCTTTTTGCTCATCATCTGATACACCGCATATCCAGAAGCCGCAAGCTCAATGACCGTTCCTGAAAGTGCATGACGTTTATACATCCTGGCCATCATGGCCATTGTTCCAATCACATCAAGCTTCTCACGCACCAGATCCAGTACGTAGAACGTATTGCCAGCCTGGCCTACGACAGTACCTACTACATAGTCGCTCTTTTTTGCATCAGTAAACGTACAGTCAACTGAAAGCATTATTCGCTGGAACTCAGGTAGATCTGTATCCCAGTTGTAATATTGCCACCAAGTTGGATCGAAAAGGTTACCGCCCTCAGGTGCTGGTCGCTGCTGGTACAGAGACGCAAAGTCTCGTGAGCCGACTGCCTCCCGTATTCTTTCCAGGTCATCTGTGTCATAGCGCTGAGGGCAAAGCGCCTGATTTTCCTCTTCCCGCCAGTCAGGTATCACCTCACAATGTTCAGGCAACAAAGGCCTGCTATCGGCATCTTCATACAGAGCCGGCAAGTCAACAATCGTCCAGTTTTCTCTGCCCTTTTCGCTGACGTTCTTCTCATTCTCCAGCAGCTGCCCGATCATGTCGTTTTCGGACCATCGGGTTTGAATGACAACAATCGAACCTACATGTGGCTCGAGTCGTGTGTACAGAGTTGATGTATACCAGTCATTAAGTTTTTGCATAAGTCGATCTGATTCTGCATCTTCTCTGTTTTTGACTGGGTCATCAATAATCAGCAAATGACCTGATCGGCCCGTGATTGCGCCCCCAACACCTGCAGCCCATAGCCCGCCACCTGATTCAGTACCCCAGGCATTGACCGCCTGTGAGGTCGGATTTAAAAGGCCTCCACCTTCTCTGTAAAACTCTCTGGCTTTACGACTGAATCCTTCTGCAAGTTCTGCTGAATAAGAACTGACTCCGACGAAGCGATCAGGATGAGCCAACAGGTAAGCAGCAGGAAGAAGCTGTGACGCAAGAAGAGATTTTCCGTGTCTCGGTGGGACTTGTAAGATGAGCCGCTTGCATTCGCCTGTGATGACTTTTTGGAGCTGTTTAATGACCTCTGCATGAAACTTGTAAAACTTGTATTGAGGAAAAACTTTCCGGATGAATTTCCAAAAGACAACATCTTTGCCAGGGCCTTTGTCGGCCTTTTTGGCCTTTACTGCCTTGACAAGATCTTGCCCCTGGGCAGCCCTTTCGAGATAATCACGACCTAGTTTGGCAGCCATCAGTCTTCATCCAAAGGGATTTCGTACACATCAACCTCTTCGAGTTCTTGACGGGCTTCTTCAAGCTCTGTCTCAACAACCTGCATCAATTCATTGACACCAAGAGACGTTGCCCAGGCTTGCCTGCCGGAATCGCTGATATTTGCAGCTGCACGCATCAGCCCTGAAACCAGACCCATGGGAATGTCTTCCCCTTCTGCCTCAGCTTTGGCAATACGTTTTTGAATAATGTTCATCAGATCGGAGCTGACACCCATCATCAGTTTTGCCTGCTCCTCATTGGCCTCACGAAACTCTTTGATGGCATCTCTGTGCTTGTTTCGTTCGATCTTGTTTGCTTCCTTAAAAGCCAATGTCAGCTGTTGCTTGTCAAAGGCTGCAGCTCTGCGCTCCCAGTTGTACTTCTTATGCCAGCCTGACAAGGTCATGACTCCATGCCCGGTAAATTCTGCAGTGGCAGTGATCGTTCTGTTGCCGCCGGAGTTCATGTAAAACTGAAATGCACGATATTGCTCTGCGGATTCATGTCTGCCAGCTTCTGCAACTACGTAACCCCTTGTATGCGCCCAGATGGGACCTGGTGCAACTTTTGCTTTGTACTCCTTCCAGGAGTTGGGATCACTTGACATAACTGACATCTCGTCTGGTTAGTGTGCCGATTCGCCCCTTTTCTTTCTACGGCAGTCAAGACAGACGTCTACAAAACTATGGTCATCTTCTTCGCTGATAAAGTACTCAGCAAGCTTAAGGGTGTTGCATTCAGGACACCATCTTGCTGGCATTACTCTATTAATCAAAGAATTTTTACCTATCATTCGAAGTCTTCCTCAAAGGCATTCATTTGTTTAATGAGTTTTTGCGCAGGAGGGTTAGCAAGATATTCTGCCACCGCGCCAGTAGGCTTGCAAAATCCAAGCTTGCTTGCATTTTCAATATGTCCGATCATTAAATTTACTTGGCTTTCTAATATCCCTCTAATCAGGCCAGTATCATGGTCATGATCAACAACGAGATTTTTTATTTTTTGCCCACTCAAATCGCAAACTCCATTAGATAATATTTCTAATGCCATAATAGTTTCTGCTGTTAAATTTCTATCGGTACATCCTTTATTTTTTAATTTAGCTCTTCTCTGACTGTAATAAGATAAATTTTTGGCTGCCCTGTTTTCTTTCCTGTTTTCTCTCTCTCGTCTACTCACGCAAGGTTTGCAATGGCTCGACTTACCATCTTTTGCTCTTTTCTCTGTATAAAAATTATCTAAAGGCAAAACGTTTTTACACTTAGTGCATTTCTTGTGGCCGGCAGGAATCTGGTCACTCATTTCAGCAAAAAGATGCTTCGTAAACAGCAGGAAGGTTTTTGCGCAGAATTTCTTTTACGTCCTGGGCAATCATCCGATGCTCAAGTTGGGTTTCAATACCAGCTCGAATCTGTACGTAATGAATCCAAGAACGGATGCTGCCAGACATGTAAAGACGTGTCGGTGTTCCCAGGGGCAGGATGCTGCGAGCGCATTCCTTAGCGACACCTTTTGACAACAAGTACTCGTAATAGTCAAAAGAAGCGTTGTAAAGCTGCTGGATCTGCAACTCCATCAACCCTTTCATCTCTGGATCGAGATCATCATGACTAGCCTGCTTGTTTTTGTTGTCTTGTCGACGCAGGTAAGGCATGCCTACAGCACCAAGCTGATCAACAGATGAATACCTTTGAGAAAACTCCTGGTACGAAAAGCTACGATGCCTAAGTACTTGTGCTGCGATTGCACGAGTTGTATTGATCTCAACTTGCATGGTTGCCATTTCAAATGGACTCCAATGCTTGTGCTTAATCAAATACTTAATGAGCTTGGCAGATGTTTCATGGTTGCCCTGATTTTTCGGATTGGATACCCGTGCCATGTAAACGATTTGCTTTTCAGCATCAGGCGTAATGCTTACAAGATGGGCGCTGTGACGTTCTTTATTCATTGAAGTTTGGCACATCAAAAAGGGTCCGGCTCGTAGGCAAATCCAGGCGGAAATTTAAACTGCTTATACCAACCAGGATAGGTAAGAGTCCTAAGTTTTGGCTCACGATTTGGCCAATTTCCAAGGTCAGAGCACATGTTGTAGATGTACATAGCAGAATCACACTTTCGCAAAGCTTCTTCCATCATGTGCTTATCGACTTCAAACAAATCGACCGTATAAGGGGCCTTCCTTTCTACAGCAGCAAAGATAAATCGAAAGGGTTTTCCGAAGGCAACCTCAGCCGCCTTTGCATAAAAAGCCGCTTGAAAGTCGTAGCCAAGTCCCACAACCTTTTTGGTGAAAATTTCAGGCTCTACGGAGTCAGTGGTCTTAAGGTCAAGGACAATGCCTTCGTCAATTAGGACACGATCTAGCCGAGCTTTGCAGGGAACGCCACTCCATTCCCAATAGATCGAAACCTCATTGTGTTTAATGTAATCAGGCTGCGTAGGGTCAAACCAATCAAGCCTCTGCAGTGACTTGTACATTCCAATCACAGACCCCCAGGGGTCATCTTTGCCGCCGCAGTTAAGGACCTTTTTCTTGCCCACTTCGGCTTTCCATGCCTTGCCTTCTTTTGTGGAAAGGTTGAGGCCGTCTGGTTTGCGAATATATTGTGCGTCAAAAGCTTCTTCCCCATCAAGCGCAATCGCGTGCAGAGCAGTACCCATCTCCATCGCTGGAGTCGGAATAAATTTGTTTGTTAATGCCGCTTTGTAATGAGCAGGGCTATCTAGGATCTTTTTTAGGCTTGACTGGTTGACACCGTTCTCATTCCGATACTTGTGGTCGGGCTGGTTATAGCAAACAGTAGCCACGTCATAACAAGCGCTGTAATGAAAGTGTAACGACCAAAATCAAAAAGGAATTAGCTCGCAGATGGTAATCGACCACCTTGAATCCTTTTGACTGCTCTTGACCCAGCGAACCTCAATCTCAGGAATGATTGATACCCTGTCGTCTACCCATAGCAAACCATTTGCACTGTCCATCAACGCACCAATAATATTGTCTGCATCAGCTCTAGCTTCACCCTGGATATTTAGAACAAGACGCAAAGGCCCTTGCAATGGTTCCTGGTGCCACTGTTCCTTGAGCTGCCGCTTCATCTCCTTTTGCTTATCTTTATACGCCTTCGGCATAAATGTGCCCTTGCTGGTAACACGCGGCCGAGCCTTCGAGAACAAAGGCATGTTTACGACCAAGTCGTAGCAGTTAATGGTATCCAACCTTTAAAAGCGTCTTGTCAAGAATACCGATCCAACGTCTCGCCGTAGTACCGGACTACCTCGTCATGAAGATCTGAGCCATGCTGAACAAGTGATTTAAGTTTTTTGTGCATTTTGATTTCACGTTCCAGGTACCAGGCAGCTTTCTTTAAATCACTTACTGGACAATCACCTTTTCTTCCAGCTCGGCTAACATACTTGACCACATTACCAAGATTAAAACCAAGTTCCCAATCCTCTATTGCATCTATAGGTTGGACCTTGCGTCCTGCAGCGTAGTGTGACGGATTGTCAATCTGATCGTTGTTCATTTTTTCTCTGATGGTGTTTTGATGTTTCGGTTGTCGCGGACCACTCTTTGCTGTTGCTTTCTAAATAACCAAACAGATACACCTTCTTTTTGCCAGTATAAAACTTTTCCTTTTTCCCAGCCGGCACCCATATATACAAAAACCTCTTCACCTTTGCGAAAAGATCGCATAGGCAATGGCTTTTGATTCATCCACTCTGCTGCTTTAATTGCTGAAGGCTTGGATTTTATAGTGCCATCTTTCAGTATTCTCATTAGATACTCATCTTGATATTGTTAGGAAGGCTTGCATTAAGACCCGAGACAGCCTTGATGATTTCGTGTAGATACTTGTGATTCTCACCAGTTGTCAGCTCCCAATCATCTGTATCGACCCTGTAAATTAATATGCCAGAAGC